CGGGTTCCAGTGGAGGGAACCATGGAAGAAGCTGATAAGCCCAGGTCCCTGAGGGTGGTCGGGAAGATTGACGCGAAGCCCGCGCCGGAGACTGTGACGCTGGCGGGTCGCATGTTCACCGTACTCCCGGGTCCGACGATCGAGGGACGTCAGCACTGGGCGCGCTGCCTTCGCAAGGGAGGGCTCGGAGCGCTGGCGCCCGGGCCGGGGGAAACAGCGAAGGTTTTTCGGGCTCGCGTAGCGGATCGAGTGCTCGAGAGCAATGTCGCATATCGGTTGATGGCCACGCGGATCGTGCCTCTCCAAGAAGGCTGGACGCCCGAGAAGGCTGGGCTGACGGCCGAATCGTCGGACGAGACCACGGCCGAGTTCATCAGTCGGCTGACCGGCCCAGACGAACTGGAGATCGTGCGCGGGTTGTTCGACCGCATCGTCGAAGCGATCATTGAGAGCGCGGTGGCCCCGTGACCCCAGCCTTGCTGCTCCTCGGCGCGGTCCTGCTCCTCGGCGGCATCGGCGGGCTCGTCATCTTCGCCGTCCTCGGCGCCGGCCGCTTCCGGCGCAATCGCTCGGCGCCCCTGCCGCCGCCGGCCCCTGGCGAGAGCTTCGCGCTCGGTGGCCGCCGCTTCAGGCGCCTGGCCACCGGCTCCATCGCGCAGCACGAATACGTCCACGACGTCCTGCTCGCGGCCGGGATCGCGGAACCCGAACTGCTACCGGGCGAGGGGCCGCAGGACTATGTGGAGCGGATCTTCACCGCCATGCACGGGGCCAAGATGGACCGCCCGCTGGTCGCGGCCGCGATCGTGCCCGTCGAGGCGCCCCGGTGGAATCCCGAGGTGGCCGCCGAGGTGGCGCAGTTCCTCGGCACGCTTGAGGAGGAGCGGGACCAGCGCATCTACTACGCGCTCCTGGGGGACCTGCTGCGCCCTTTCTGCGTGCGCGGGCTGCCGTCCTGGCTGCGTTCGCGTACCTCTGGACCGAGCGGCCCGACGACGACTCAGGAGCCGGGCCCCGTCCCGCTCGCGACATCCCAGGCAGCCGCGGCGGCTGCTGGTCGGATCTGATCCGTGTGCTCGCGCGCGGAGACGTCAGCCGCTACGACGAGATCGGCGCCTGGCCGCTGGCCGAGGCGCTGCGGTCCTTCGAGGCCCTGATGCGTGAGCGCGCGCGGGACGAGTACCGCCTGGCGATGATGAGCTGGAGCGGAGAGGGCGAGGAGCCCCGCAGGCCCGCGATACTGGAGGTGCGGTGATGCGGCTATTTGACGGAGAACCCGTCGAATGGGGTCAGTTCAGCAACGACCTTGCCAGTGTACTTATCGACAAATCGAACAAAGTTAGCGCTGCCGCCGGTTTCTGTCTTCGCGGTGTACTGAATCGCTGCGGCGAGCGACTCCTTCTGATCGAAGGTCAAGGAGTACCAAGCAACCCCGACCTGCACGGAGGCGATCAAGCCGTCCGTGGAGTACGGACCGCACACGCCGGCGCCGCGACAAGTTCTGAGAATCTGCGCGTATTGCCGGGGGAACTCACGACGGGCGGCAGCCTCCCTTGCATGCCCGAGGGAGTCAGCCGGCGTGACTGGTTCGCGATGAGTCTTGGCCGCCATCATCGGTCCCAAGAACATCGCGACTGCAAGAAGGGCAACCGCCGAGACGAACACGAATCCCAAACCGAGACGCATGAGAGGCCTCCTTTGCAGATGCGGTCAGGCCACCGGCTAGTAGACGTGCAGTTGGCTGCCCACATAGGCGGCCACGACGTGGTCAGTGTAGAGGCCACGGAATATCACGCTACCACCGTCGCTAAGGCCGCATTTGTACGAGATCGCGGCAGCGAGCATTTCCTTCTCATCAAAGGTCATGGCGTGCCACGGGCCGCCGACCACAGCACTCGCGATGTCTCCGCGGGGCGGACCGAACCTGACGAGAGCGCCGGACCGCCTTGCCGCCGCGATTGCAGCCTCGCAGTTACGTCTGAACTCGGGCGGGACGGAGATCGGAGCTTTCGCTTCTGCGAGCCGAATGGAATCAAGGGTCGCTTTTGCCCGAAGACCCTCGATGTACAGCTGGCGGCGGGCCCCGGAGGCGATCCGGGATATCTCCCTCTGCTTCCCGGAGCGAGTAATCGCGGCTCCGACGACAAACATCATCAAGGCCGCGAACAAGGCGAACAGGAGTCGACGCATGATCTGATGATGGCTCAACGATGCCCGGAAGGGAAGTTCTTCTTCGGCCTAGCGGAGGCTGCACGTGCCGCCTGAGGTGAAAGTCCGCCTGTCCGTTGAGGGTACGCCCGAGGCGCTAGCCGCGTTTCGCTCGGTCCAGGCCGGCGCCCAGAAGGCTGGCAAAGGTGCGGCGACCGGCCTCGCCCCTTTGAGCGGCGCCCTCATGAGCATCAAGGGGCTGCTTGCCTCAGTGGGGATTGCAGTCGGTGTGGTCGCGGCGGCCAAGGCCTTGAGTTCGTTCGCGGTCGCGAGCGTGCGCGCCGCGCGCGAGGCCGGGGACACTGCGAAAGAACTGGGCACGACTGTCGAGGCGTACTCCTCTCTCGCTGTCGTCGCTGCGCGGGCAGGCAAGAGCCCGGACAAGTTGAACACGGGACTCGGCATCCTCGCCCAACGTATCGACGCGCTCCGCGCCGGTGAGCCTGGCGTAACGGCCGCGTTCCGCCGGATCGGTCTGGCGAAGGAGAGTTTCCCCGGAGACGACATCGCGCAGAACGCAGACATCGTTGCGAGGGCACTGATGCGGTTCGAAGCGAGCGGCACGCGCTCCGCGCTCGCGACCGCGGTGCTCGGAAGGCAAGGGCGCGAACTCATCACCATCTTCGAAAAGCTGATTCAGATGGGCGGACTCGAGGGCGCGATCGGCTATGCCAGGCGGACCGGGAAGCTCATAGACGAATCGATTGTCGTGACTCTCGAGGCGCTGGCTGAGTCCACGCGGCGCCTAAAGATGGAGGCGGGAAGCGCCTCGCTCCAGTTCATGAAGGGCTTCGGGCCCGAGATGGTTGCGACGCTCGAAACGCTCGCGGAGACGCTGGACGGCACCACGACCCCGGCGTTCGAACGCGCTGGTGAGGCGCTCGGCCGGTACATCCGGAAGGCGGTTGTCTGGTCGCAGGTTGTGGCCGAGAGTTCGAAGATCACCGTCGATAGAGCTGTTTCAACGGGGGCCGGGTTGGCGAGGCTGGTTCTCGCCTCTGTCGCCCCCACCAAGATCGGCGAAATCACCGCGCAGGTGACCGTAGACAACCTGATGCTCGCAAATCGGAAGGCGAACTCCGAGCGCTGGATGGCCTTCCTTGGCGACCAATATACCGACGAGACCGAAAAGAAGTTGGCGCAGATCAGGACAGAGGAACTCGCCGACGTCAAGAAGTACCGCACGGGATTGCTCATGTTGGACGCCTACATGAAGGCGCGGAACGCACGCATCGAGCGCGAAACCGGCCTTCAGATTGCCGCCCTGCAGCACCAGATCGAAGTGCTGGCCTGGGGGGAGCCTGACGCGAGGGCGAGGCAGGTCATCGCGCGAGCAACCACTGCGATCGCGCTACTCGAAAAGGAGAAGCCCGCCCGTCTCGCCGAAGCGGCCCCCGAGCGTTTCACCACCCCGGGCGCCCCCGATGCAAGGGCTGCTGCAGAGCGCGAGGCCAAGGCGGGAGAGGCGCTGCTGAAGGCCCGCCAGGCGGAACTGGACCTTCTCGAAGCCCAGGCGAAGGTGAACTACGAGGCCGCCAAGACGTCGCTCGAGGACTACTACGCCGATCGCCTCCGCATCATCTTCCTGCGCGAAACGGCCGAGCTGGACCTGTTGACCGCGAAGTGGGCCGAGGCCCGCAAGATCAAGGACGCAAAGGGTCGCGAGGATGCGCTGAGGACAATTAGCGCGCAGACCGACGAGGTCACGGCCCGCGGGGACACCGAGCGCACCCAGGCGGCCGAGCAGTATGGCGATCTGCGCGTCAAACTCGAGAAGGCCCTGGCGGCAGTGTCGGCCCAGCGCATGGAGGATGAGGGCCGCCAGCATGAGCTGCGCCTCCGTCGGATCCGTGAGCAGATGGAGGCATACCAGCTCCTGCTCGTCCAGGCCGGCATGTCCCCCGAGAACGCGGCGATCAAGGCCGCGGCGAATGCCGGCGTCGACACCCAGCGCGAGAACTTCCGGGAGCGGCTCGAACAGACGAAGGCGGATCTCGAGAAGCTAAGCGCGCTCGGCGCCACCCCGGAGGATATCCAGCGCCTCAAGGATCTGGCGGCCGCGCTGCGCGAAGTGGCCACCGCCCTCGGTCCGGATGCGGTGAAGTCGGTGGGCGAGCTCGACCAGAGCATCGCCCATCTCCGCACCCCAACCTCATTCCTGCAGGACGAAGCCGCGGCGCTGCAGAGCGGTTTCACGAGCTTCTTCGGCAGCACGATCACTGGCTTCCGCAGCGCCACCGAAGCGGCGCGCGGGTTCCTGCTGATGCTCGCGCAGATCACCATGCAGGTGCTGGCCAGCCGCTGGGCGACCACGCTCTTCGGCGGGCCTGCGGGCAAGGCCGCCGGCGGCCGGATCGAGAAGCGCGCCGGCGGGGGTCGCATCTACGGCGGTGGCACCTGGACCAGCGACAGCGTGCCGATCCTGGCCTCGCGCGACGAGCAGATGATCCGCGCCGCGATCGCCAGCATGTCCGGCGTGCGGCCCTACCTCGAGCTGCTGAATGCCGGCGAGCCCGCGGCCGTGCAGCATGCCCAGGCCTTCGCTGCCCGCCAGCACCTGGCCACCCGCGGGCGCGTCGTGCGCCTGCGTGAGTGGGGCACCGGCGAGCAGCTCCAGCGGCTGGCCGCGGGTGGCCAGGTGCGCGGGGCCTCCGGCGCGGGCGGCGGCGAGTTCACCGGCGCGCTGACCCTGAACCTACCGCCCGGGGTCACGCTCGGGCCCGACTCGAATGCGATCTACCGCGACCGTGCCGGGCGCGAATGGGTCCTGGGAATCGTCATCAACAACCGGCGCACCCTGCGCCAGTTCGGCGCCTAAGGAGGGGTAGATGAGAGACGGAATGCAGGTCCGCGCCAATGTCCTTTTCGTCCTGCGCGATCGTCTGGGTCGCGAGGTCGACCGCTGGTCGCTCCACAACACGGTCAAGACGGCCGGGAAGGAAGGCGCGGCCGACCAGATCCTGGCCTCGCCGACGCTGCCCAAGCCCGGCTGGATCGCGATCGGCACGAGCACCCCGGGCGCCACGCTGCTCGGTGCCGAGATCCACCGCCACGCGCTCACGAGCAAGGAGCGCAGCGGGGCCATCGTGACCATGATCGCGGATTTCGCCGCGGGCCACGGCACCGGCACGATCACCGAGGCTGGGCTATTCGACGTCGTGACCGACAACACCGTGAACATGTGGCTGAGCGCGACATTCACGGCGAAAGAGAAGACGGCCGAGCAGTCCCTCCAGGTGACCTGGACGCTCACCTTCTCGGGCGTGTAGCCCCACCAGAGCAGACCGCGAGAGGCGATCCGTGCCGACTCTGATCGATAGTTACTCTGAGAGTAACCAGAGCTACGTCGTGGCTATCGGTGGCACTACAAAGAGTTTCGGGCAGGGCTTCACCGTCGGCGCCTCCGACGTGATTCTCGACAGCGCCAAGTTCTACCTGGCACCCTCGACCACGCCGACCGGGTCCTGCTATGCCAAGGTCTACTCCCACACCGGGACCTGGGGCAGCAGCGGGACGCCCGATGTCCTGCTCGCCACGTCCGACGCCTACGACGCGGCGACCATCCCCACCGGTCCCTCGCTGATCACTTTCACGTTCTCGGGCGCCGAGCGGGTCACGCTGACCGCCGCGACTCACTATTTCGTGGTGCTGGTATACACGAGCGGGGACGCCCACCGCGTCAACGTCTACGCTGATGGCTCTAGCCCGACCCACGGCGGGAACGCGGCCCATTCACACGACCTGGTGAGCTGGACCGCGCAACCTTTCGATGACGTTTGTTTCTACCTCTACGCCGATGCGCCTCTCACGCTGGTGCTGGCCGACACGATCACGCTCGAGGACGACAATGCCGGAGAACCGGTTCCGCTCTACCTGGCACTCGACGACACGATCGCGCTCTCCGACGGCCTCGCCTCAGCGATCGGGCACCATCTGGCGCTCGACGACGCGATCGCGCTCTCGGAGCAGGCCACGCCCGACCTCCAGGAGATCGCGCTCTACCTGGCCCTGGCCGACTCGATCAGCCTGAGCGACCAGTGGCGGCCCGATCTCGGCGCCGGGGAGGAGATCCCGCCCGTCTTCCCGATCCCGCCAGCGGGCGAGCGGATCCTGACACACGGCTACCTGACCGACGTGATCGGCCCGGCCGAGGATGGGCATGAGCAGCGGGTCCAGCTGCGCCGCGTGCCGGTCCACGGGATGGAGTTCGAGTGGGCGGACGGTGGCCGGGAATCCCAGCTCCTGGCCTCCCTGCTCTACCGCCAGGAGCTGCAGTGGACCGTGCCGTTCTGGCCCGGCCTCACCCGGGCCACCCAGGTGGCGCCCGCGACCGCGACCAAGGTCTACATCCCGACCGGCTTCTGGGCCACGAGCCTGTGGGCCCTCTGGGCGCTGGAGGCGGCCGCTGGCGCCCTCTACGTGGTCCTGTGGCGTGATCCCTGGACCTGCGAGGCGCAGCGCTATACGGGCCACGGGAGCGACGGAGGAGGCGAATACGTGACCCTCGCCGCGGGCCTGGCCGCGGGCTGGCCGGCCGGCACCGTCGTCCTGCCGGCCACGCTGGGCTACCTGCTGGGCGAGACACCGAGGGAGCGGTTGACCCCGGCGGCCAAGAGGGGGCGCGTCGCCCTGCGCAGCCTGGGGGTGATCCCGTGAGGCCGCTGACCAGCAGGACCTACCTGGGCGTGGACGTCCTCGACGGCCCGTTCGATTCCGCCGGTCTCGTCCTCGATACCCCGGCGCGGCGCATCACCGTGATCGGACCGGGTCCCGGGGCGCCCTGGGTGGACGCCCACGAAGCCGTGCCTCGGTACCGGCGGACCCTGCGGATCTGGAATCAGGGCCCGGACGACCTGGCCGACCTCATCGGCTGGCTCGACGCGCGCCGCGGCCGCGCACTCCCATTCTGGCTCCCGAGTTGGGATGCCGATCTGACCCTCTGGGAGCCCGCCGAACCGGAATCCGGCATCATCACCGTCTATAGCCCCGAGGACCTGGGCTACCACGCGCTGGAGTTCCCGGCGGGCCCGAGCCGGCGGCACCTGCTGATTCTCGCCGCCGGCATCGATCCGATCTACTGCCGGGTCACGGCCATCGAGGACCATAGTGGCGGCGCCGCCGCACTCGCCCTCGACGACTCGCTCGCCGAGGGCCTGCCGCTCGGGGCCCGGATCAGCTTCCTGCGCTGGTGCCGGCAAGACGTCGACGAGGCGCGAATCCTCTTCCATCCGACGGGCGTCAGTGAATGCGACCTGCCCATCATCGAGATACCGCAGGAGTGTCCGGCATGACCTACGACTCGCTCGAGCGCTCGCGCGACGCCGGCAGCCCGGTCGAACTCTACCGCTTCGCCGTGGGCGGACTGCTCTGGCGCTACGTCCAGGGCGACCAGCCGTGGACCTACCAGGGCCACCAGTACCTGCCCGAGCCGGGCATCGGCCGCGAGGCCCTCGAGTACGGCCGCGACGGTGCGGTGGACGGCCCCGTGATTCGCCTGCCGCGCACCAATCCGGTGGCCCAGCTATTCGTCGCGGGCATGCCGACTGAGCCCGTGATGGTGACCGTCTTCCGCTTCCACCGCGATGCCCCGGACGACGTGATGGCCCTGCCGCCCGCCACCGTGGGCAGCTGGGACTACGACGACGCGACGGGGACAGTGAGGCTCTCCTGCGCTGCGGTGCCGCAGCTGCTGGAGCGCGAGATCCCGACACTCTGCGTGACCCGTCATTGCGCTCCCACCTGGGCGCTCTATGGCCCCGGCTGCCGGGTCAATCGCGCCGCCTACAGCGATCGCTGCACGGTCGCCGCAG